CAAGTGGATTGTCATCAATTACTAAGTGTGTTGCACTTGGAAGTGATGCGTTGTTAAACTTGACGTAGTTATCTCCTGGATCAGAGACTACGTAGTTTGTTGTGTCAATGTAGTACTGAACAGTTACGCCACCAAATGAACCTTCGGCACCCTGTAGACCTTGCTGACCTTCTAGGCCTTGCGCTCCCTCAGTACCCTGAGTTCCTTGAGCGCCTTCTGCTCCTTGGGTTCCCTGAGTACCTTCAGTACCTTGTACTCCCTGAGTACCTTCGGTTCCCTGTGTGCCTTGAGTTCCCTCAGATCCTTGGACTCCTTGAGTTCCATCAGTTCCTTGAGTGCCCTGTGCACCTTCGGTGCCTTGTGCTCCTTCAGTTCCTTGTGTACCCTCAGTTCCTTGAGCACCAGTTGTTCCTTGAGAACCTTGTGCAGCAATTAATGTCCAGTAAGTTCCTTCTGCAGGAGTGTCTCCAGTGTTGCCACCGTGAGCGTCGATGCGGTACCAAGTCTGGCCGTTGTATGTGGCTACATCTCCAATTGCATACGCATTTCCGCCACCGTAAGCACCTGTAAAGTTCCAAAGGGCTGCTGTACCTTGAGTACCTTGAGAGCCCTCTGTACCTTGTGCACCTTCAGTTCCTTGCGCTCCTTCAGTACCTTGAGCACCAGTAGTACCGTCGGTACCCTGAGCACCAGTCGCACCTTCAGTTCCTTGAGCACCAGTAGTACCCTGAGTACCCTGAGCACCCACATCTCCTGTACGAGCAAATGTTAGAAGAACATCGTCTTCATCTGTGAAAGAACCAGAACCAGACAAGTATGTAATGTCAACATCAAAGTATGTAGCGTTATCAACCATTGAGTTGATCGCATACATAGCAAATACTGCACTATTTGATTTAAGCGAAATCTTTAGGTGACCCTTAACTGTTGAAGTAGAGTCATCAATTGTTTGTAGGTATGGGTGGATGTCTACGGATGCAGCATTTACGTCATCAATTGCAAGATGTGTTGCAGAGGCTGCCGCAGCATTAAGGCGGATGTATGTATCGCCTGGGTCTGCCATCGTTGTTGATGAGTCATAGTTGTACTCAAAAGTTACACCACCGAATGAACCTTCAGCACCTTGTGTACCTTGCGATCCTTCTAATCCTTGTGCACCCTCAATACCTTGGGCGCCTTCAGTTCCTTGCGCTCCTTCAGTTCCTTGCGTTCCATTGGAACCGTCTAGACCTTGTGCACCGTCTGTACCTTGTGCACCTTCGGTGCCCTGCGCTCCTTCAGTACCCTGAGCACCTTCGGTACCTTGCGTACCGTTAGATCCATCAAGACCTTGTGCACCGTCTGTACCTTGAGTACCTTGCGAACCTTCAGTTCCTTGAGTTCCATTTGCACCATCAAGACCCTGTGCACCAGCAGTACCTTGCGTACCCTGTGCTCCAGTAGTTCCTTGTGTGCCTTGGCTTGCGTTGATCCACGCAGTGCCGTTCCATGTCTTTACAACCTTATCGTCAGTGTCATAGTAAATCTGACCTTCGACTGGGTTGGCTGGCTTATTGACTGTAGCGAGGTTCTGAATACGGGCATTCTGAAGTTCAAGTTTGCCTAAATCAATCGGGGTTAAAAACTTACGGGCCACGGTCTATCTCCTTTAAGATAAGTAGGCATTACCTGAGAATGCGGATTGAAAAGAGACCGTTAATGAGTTCGAATTAGTGTACGCAATTTCACCTTCAACAAGGTTACCAGCAGAGTCTACAACTGTAACGTTAGGCTTGAAGCCTAAATTGTGATTGATCACCCAGGAGTTGCTGGCTGATCCTTGCATGTGCTCGTGTGATACACGACCAACTGTAAAATACTTGTTTGTAGTACCTTCGACAAGGTCATCAGTGCTAGTGATATCTGAGCCACCGATACCAGGTTCACCCTGAGGTCCTTGAGGACCTGCTACACCTTGTGTGCCAGTACCAGTTGCTCCTTGGGTTCCTTGCGTACCAATTCCAGTTGTACCCTGTACGCCCTGTGTTCCTTGGGCTCCTCTAACACCTTGAGTACCCTGTGCGCCATCGGTGCCACCACCAAGGCCTGTGTTTATAAGGGTGCCTTCAGGTGTTGTGATCAGGACTACGTCATTGACTGCAATAGGAATGTTTGCAGATCCTGGACGGATGTACTGGTTTGTCATAGACTTACCTCTTTTGTGACGAAGATTATTCCAGAGACGTAAGTGTGAGTTACACCATCTGCGTCTGTCAATTGTACGTCATAGTAGCACTTGCCAGGAAGTAAACGAGTCTGTTCACCAGTAAGTGAAAGAACAAGTGTTCGTTTGTTATCGCCGTCTTCAACAAGGTCTGGCTTTGTTACAGTAAATTCAGCAAATACAACTGCTGCACCTGGAAGTGATCTAATCTCTGCCAGTGGGGTTAAGTTGTCTACTTCGAAGTCTAGACGAATAGAGAACTCGTAGTCATCTCCTTCGTAGATGTTGAGGTCTTGTACAACAGTTGTTGGAGTTGGTTTGACGTTTCCATAGGTAGGAATAGGTAGACGAACTCGTGTCTTAGGTGACTTGTTGTCAATCTCTTGTGGCTCAAATACTGGTACGTATTCATTGGTAGTCTTTGAGATACGGCGTAATGAAAATACATCGATCTTGTAGAGACCAATACCAAGTTGTGAACAGAGTTCCTTGTACTGATTCTTGCGAACTTCAATCATCTGCATCAACTGGCGATAACGCTCAGAGCGAGGGATCATCACTCCATCTGGCGCTTGAATGTCAATATCAAAAGAGGCATCGGTAGCCAGTGTGTACATGGCTAGAGTAGATGCGTAAATAATTACTGGGTACTCTTCTACCGTAGGTAAATTTGCAACAGTCATTGTGCGGCCGTAAGAGTCTGTGTGAAAAGTAGTGTGCTGTGCAAATGCGTCTAGTATGTACTGAGTTATCTCAGTTTCTGTAAAGTACTTGAAGTAGTTTCCAGCAACAATAACGACGTCACCTTCTGCAGGTGTATCATCAAACACGATATATCCAGTCGCCTCTTCTACCTCTACATCAGCAGATACATCTACTCCATCGCTATTTATGGCTAAGTATGCACCGTCAAGAGGAGAGTATGGAATAAGAAAACGGTTAGTGGTGCCATCAGCCACAAATTGGTAGACGAAAGACCGACCAATGTCACCAAGTTCGTAACGTAGGCGGTTTGACATCGCTGCTAATGTAGCCACTTAACCTCCGTAAAATTACTGTGCCTATCATCTCGTGTAATTAAGATTTACACAGTGCAAAAAAGGCCCAACCCCCAACTGGGAGGAGGGCGGGAACCAGTTGAGGGTCGGACTACTTGTGACGTCTAGTGTTTAGTTAGGACGCCAAATATATCCAAGTTGCTCAAGGTAAGCCGCAAGACCTGATGGGACTCGATACTTAACGCCTGCTTTGAAGGTGTAGGAGTTTCCTACTCCGTAAGTCATGTCTTCGATGTCAGTGATCGTACGGATGACGACCATGTCACCTGCAGTTGATACTCCAACATTTTCGATCTCGTCTAGTACGAGTGGTGCATCTGGATTCTTAGGATCAAATACATCCTTCTCCAGACTCTCTGCCTCAAGTTGCGTTGCAATTGAGATTTCTTCTGCACGCTTCTTTAACTCTGCTGCGTTCTTCTTTGTTGCTTGCTCTTTAGCACGACCTGTTGCGTCTAAAGGACTTACTGGTGTATTTGCCACGGTATGTATTCTCCTAAAGTAGATTGGTTATTGATGCCTGGGGACCCAGGAAGGAGTAGGGTCCCCAGACATCTGTAAAACTTGTCTTAGTTTGTGTAAACCTTGACGATAGCCTGATCGGTGATTACACCTAGGCCCCAGATTGCGTACCATGCAAGAGCGTGCTCACGACCGAAGTCAAGAACTCCACCGTCACGTAGTTCAACTGGAAGAGAGATTGCGTGACCAAATGCGTTGTCACCAATCATGATTGATTCGTAAACTTCAGCACCGTTACCAGTTGCTGATGTTAGGTAACCCTTTTCTGCAGTGAAATCTGCAGACTCTGGGTTTCCACCTGAACCTGGGGCTGTGTTAGCCTTGACAGGAACGCTGTACTGATCTGATGGAACACCAACAGATGTTGAAGTTGTGTATGCAGCGTTAACTGACAACTTCTTAACCTGTGTTGTTTCGATGAATACTACGTCGTATAGACGACCGATTTCACCGAGCATGAAGTT